TAACTAAAGGCTCTAACCAGGGCCCTTTTATTCCAAAGTGTTGTAACCGAAAAGCTTGACAGTTTATTTGTTGGGGGGTATTATTACACCTCAATCAAAAAACAAAGGGCAACAAAATGACTAACTTAACAATGTACACGCATGAGTATGAACTCAACGCTTTTGAAAAAGGCTTACACGCTTGCTATGGCATGACTCGCCCTGCTCTTAGAGAAACAGGCTATCACCACGACAACAAAGTTGTTGTTAACTACATCAACGAGATGGCTTTCCGCACTGATCTTTGCGAAGAGTTAATGATGGAAGCTGAGGATATTTCTCTAAACATTAATACAGGATATTTCGATGGGTGGTCAGCAGCAGAGTTGAATGGATGCATCCGTAAACTGGTTGAGGATGTTGTTGGTCGCAAGTGCTACTTAACTCTGGCTATTAACATCCGCAATGTTAACCGAGTCATTGTATCGTTGGCTTGGGATCATGTTCAACAGGTACCTTTTACCAACAAAATAAACTGGCTGCGTGGGCGAGGGTAAGTCAAATAACAGCCCCCTTCGGGGGGCAATCAAAAAACCAAGGGGAATAATATGAGAATCAATGAGTGCTGTTTAAAAGAGTCCAATGCTCGCATCAAGGCGCAGCAGGATATAGTGGAGAGCCGCGAGGGCTTTGTAGGGGCTTTGATAGTATTGATCATCTTTGCCCTGGTATCAAACATGTCTTACTTTGACTGCATGAACCTGGGGGTGTGCTAATGAGCTACAAAATACTAAATGAAGCAGTGGGCTTAATTCGTGATGAAAACCCATTGTGGGAGGGCAGCTACCAAAGTTTGCCTGACATCGCTAAAGACGGGCTGATAACATTATGGCTTGCAACTCACCCAACCTGGATGGATGACGTATTTCCACACACAGTAAGCGATAAGCGCATGCTGGCTTTGGAGTGCGTTTATAGCGAGGACGCTACATCTAGGATGGCTGCTGCTATGTTCCGCGATGCTGCAGAACGCAACGCCAAGGACGTGGATAACGATGCCTACTTGTCTGAGGCTTTGGACGACTTCGAGGCGATCTTGGATACCCCAGATTTTCTTGAAGAGATCAGGCATCAGATATACATGTATCTAGAGCCTAGCATGGAAGAGCTTGTAATGGATTCCTTCCAGGACCTTAACCACTTAGACAGATTAGTTATGGGGAGTCACTAATGAATATTTACTTGCGTGAGATTTACGAGCTGTGCGCTCAACTCGACCCACCTTTGGACCCAATAAAAGACAAACAATACTTTGTCTCAATGTTGGATGAAATACAACGTATAGCAGTGGAGGGGTTAAATGAGCGATCAATTGATGAGCAGTAAGATTAGGGATGCGCACCGCTTTGCGGATAAAGCCATCAGGCAGTCTTACATCGAGGCGAAAGCCAGCAGTTTTAGAGCGTGGGTCACCGAGCCGGTAGTAGTGTATAAGATACACCTTATCGCCACGACCCTTTTGTTAGCCACTTTTGTAGGGTACGAGTTAATAGTTTACCCCCTAAGCTGAGGTCTCCTTTGACCTTTTGACCTGGCCTGGTCCACCAGGAGCTGAAACGGACTGTTACTTACCAATTTAGGCTCGTTAAAAGTCGTTGCGAGCCTACCTTCACCCCCCCAGACCGATTCGTATTTGGCTGGGGGGTTTTTTATGCATTACAATGTATATTGCAGCATTCATTTAGGTAGTTTTAGTCATTATTGCACACCGAGACTGTGCATATCATTAATGGTATAAGCTAAATAATAAACTGTCATTTCCGATCATATCTGGGTATCTATACAATGCGCACCTAATCAACTGAGAGGTGTATTGTGGTACTGTACGGAGTAATTGTAGTAACTATAGGTCTTCTGGCAATAGCGAGGGAAGACCTGGTCTAACCTGTAATCCGAAAGGTTTACATTCGCAGTAAAAACATGGACAATGCCTTTATTCTATTGACATAAAGGTGTCGCATGGAAAATTTAAACTTATCAAAAAGTCTTGAGGATTGCTTTGAGTGGGAGCTCAATGATCAGATCATTCGCTTTGACTCGATAATTGAGTCGCTGATGAGCACTGACGTGCCACGATCACAGTTCCGCGATGAGCTGATTGACTGGCAAGACGACGTAGCCAACCTGGTGGATGAGGTATCAGCCCTGGAGCCTTACGAGGGCTTCCGGGAGTTTGCCACTATGGCAGAAGAGCTGTTTGGGACTGAGGTTTAGTCTAGTGCGTAAATTCTCTGTTGGGGGTATAATCGGATGATGATTAAACTGACGACAGATGAAGACGTTCACGAGGCCGATATGGACCTGGTCCGAGACTACGCCGAGGCGCTAGTGGACCGGGATAAGCAAATGATGATTGAGGTGCTGTACCTGACTCACCAGCGCATGGAAAGAACGTGCCGGTGTTTTGAGGTTAACTGCACTTGTGACCTAAAATGAGACCTTCAATATTTACAGATGAGCTAGCCGCTGACATATGTCGCAGGCTATCCCTTGGTGAGAGCGCCAGGCAGATCTGCAGGGATGACAGCATGCCTGTTATGTCTACGTTAATGAAATGGTTGACAGAGCCTGATAAAGTCGCATTTTCGGAGCAGTACGCGAGAGCCCGTGACTGCCAGGCTGACTACTACGCTGATGAGATCATCGACATAGCAGATGAGCTGGGTGAGGGGGTGGACTCTAACGCCGTTAACATAGCCAAGCTGCGCATTGACAGCAGGAAGTGGAAGGTTGCCAGGATGTCGCCCAGGAAGTATGGAGACAAGCAGCAGATCGACCACACATCATCTGATGACTCGTTCAAGCCCACAGTGATTAAGCTAGTGGCAGAGCCATTACCAGCCAATGACTGATACTGCAGAGATTCGGCTCCCTCCCAAGATAGTCGAGGTCTTTGAAGGTGAGGCCCGGTATAGAGGTGCATACGGTGGCCGAGGGTCAGGCAAGACCAGGTCTTTTGCCCTGATGACTGCAGTGGCTGGGTACAGGCATGGCATGGCAGGTAACAGCGGCCAGATACTCTGCGCACGAGAGCACCTAAACTCCCTAGATGAATCATCCCTGGAAGAGATCAAGTCTGCCATCAAGGCGGTCCCCTGGCTTCTGTCGTACTATGAGGTAGGCGAGAAGTTTGTCAGGTCCAAGGATGGCCGCATCAACTATGTATTCGCCGGTCTACGCCGCAACCTGGACTCGATTAAGTCAAAGGCCAGGATCATTATCGCCTGGGTAGATGAGGCTGAGGGTGTATCTGATGCAGCCTGGCAGAAGCTAATCCCAACTGTCCGAGAGGACGACTCTGAGATATGGGTGACCTGGAACCCTGAGACCAAGCACTCAGCAACGCATAGGCGCTTCCGCGTCAACCCTCCCCAGGACAGCAAGATATGCGAGATCAACTGGCAGGATAACCCCTACTTCCCAAAGGTCCTAGACAACGAGCGCAAAGAAGACTTTAAGCTGCGCCCGGATGATTATGGCCATGTCTGGGACGGTGAGATGAAGATACACGCCGATGGCGCCTACTACGCTGTAGAAATGCGAGAGGCCAAGTCTGAGGGCAGACTAACCAACGTGCCATACGACCGCGCTGTTGGCGTTGTAACGGCCTGGGACTTGGGGGTAGGCGATAGTACCTCTATCTGGTTTGCGCAGTTTGTAGGGGCTGAGGTGCGCCTTATCGACTACTATGAGAGCAGCGGTGTAGGTCTGGACCATTATGTCGCCCTGTTAAACTCAAAGGGCTATGTATACGAGAGCCATGTACTGCCGCACGATGTCAGGGTAAGGGAGCTAGGCTCAGGTAAGTCTCGCCTGGAGACACTTGGCGCCCTGGGGGTGAGGCCAATCACTATAGCTCCGCAGTTGATGGTCGATGATGGCATACAGTCTGTGCGCTCCATGCTCCCCAGGTGCTGGTTCGATGAGGAGAAGTGCGAGCGAGGCATTGATGCTATCCGGCAGTACCGTCGAGACTATGATGACAAGGGCATGACCTGGCGTGGACGACCTCTACACGACTGGACCTCTCACTGCGCCGATGCGCTGCGATACCTGGCTGTCGGGTACAAGCCCACATCATCTAGCTGGGGTG